GTTTAAGTTTACGTGCTACTGTATCACAGTCTGTTACTGAGTCAAGGGAGTCTAGTACATAGACGCCACATTCATCAGGTTTAAGAGAATCCAACCACTTGTTGAGATCCCAATCCCAATCTTGTACTGTGGCTACATCTCTACCATAATCTTCTTGCCCCCCAAACATATCAAATCCATAGAGGCTTTGGGTATCAAATGTGTTTCCATTTTCCGGGTCGCAATATCTCCACCTAAATTTACCTTTGTACTTGTGATAGTTTGCAGCAACACATTCTGTTGCCTTATAAGACTTAGAGGATCCAGAATCCCCGTGGTCACGCACTATCGTCCCTTCCAAATACCCCATACCAAATCCTGCTGCTTCACCTGCACCTACTACAAGATCTAAAATAGTATGACCTGTAGTAAAATAAAGTGAGGGGACGTCATCTGTTTTAGTTGTATCTCTTGCCAGTGCTTTTTTTGCGGCTTTCATAGTGCTGTCTTGCATATGCCTCCCTGTTGTTCTTTAATTCTTCTATCCCATTCCTTAGTCGTAATAATGTGGAGTTCACATGGTTTTCTTTCTGTAGTAGAATAGCTTACAACTAGAAGTAGGTGGAATTTCCTGAGTACATCGTTAATTTTACTTAACTTCATATTTCCTCCTTACAAGAAGCCCAGAGAGTATATCCCTCTGGGCTAGGCTTACTTACCTTTGTGCTTTGGCGCATTTTCCCCAAAGTTTACATGCGTCGCAGTCATCTGGGAAATCCCCGTTGTCTCGTCCAAAAACGCCACCCTTCACAGGACATTTGGGAACGTCTTCTTCCTCTTTAGCCACTTTCTTAGCCAGAGGAGCTTCATCATCATCCTCTTTAACTATTTTCTTACGCGCCGGAGGTTCATCGTCGTCTTCATCACGAGCAACCTTCTTCCTTGCAGGAGACTCTTCCTCTTCTTCGGTATCTGCACCGTTCATAAGGGCAGCAATATCGTCGTAAGACATTTCCTCAATCAAACGATCAAATCCGATTGCGTCGTCCTCAAACTCAGAGACATCATCTTCTCGGGCAACAAGTGTCACTGAGGAGGCTTTAATGAATTTCTTTCCATTAAAGTAATCTTCTGCTCCTATGATCTTGACAGTAAGACCCTTTTCAATATCAGCAAAGAACCGTACTTCTTTACCTTTCTTGGCGGCCTCTTTATCGGCATCATCCTGCGCTGCTTTCAAAGGTTTCTCAAAGTCTTTGGCGTTTGTCTCAAAGATCTGGAGTCCCTTATCTGGATTATCACAATCCACAATATTATAGAATAAACGAAGCCGTGCATAAGGTACAGCATCCTTTTCTTCTTTGGTACGCGCCGTCTTATTCATTTCCTCTGCAAGTTCACAGATAGGACATGGCTTGCCATAGTTCTTGTTCGGACAAGCAATACTCTTACGTCCTGCACCAACATCCTTATGAACATACAACGGTAAGCTATAAAAAAGATCACCTTTATCAAGCGCCCCCTTAGCTACAAGCGGATGCTTCTTACCAATAGGGAAGGGGATAATATTAAATTTTTGTCCCCCCTCTACCAATTTGTAGAACTCGTGCTTACCATCCACCTTGCTGAAATCCAATGCATTAAAATTGTTTCCCGCACCCTTGCCCATCTGTTCGCGCTGTTTTCCCCAGTCTCCCATAATTGTTTCTCCTTTCGTGTTCGTTATCGTTTTTCGTTAAGTCTGTCTCGTGCAGACTGTGCCGACATCCCTGTGTCCCCAGAGTAATATGATGAAATCTGTAACTTGACCAGATTATCCAACATACTCTTCTGATTATCCAAAGAACTCATAATGCCCCAAAGAGTATCCACAGCATGCTGTGCAATTTGAAGCGCCTCTCTTGCAGTAATTACTTCTCTGTCATCATTAAGCAACGCGCTGTATGTAGCCTCTGTTGCTTTAAGATCTGCTGGGCAATTACGTCTCCAATACAAATCCCTTTCTGCCTCTTTACCTTTGAGACGATCTTTAGCAGCATCCAGCTCACCGCGAGCGGTGCTGTACTGCTGTGCGTAGATGTAGTACTTGGTTGCAAATACTTCACACTCGTCGTCAAGATGCATTTTGTCTACTACAAGATCATCCTCGATAGATACCCCTACGTTCCTCATTCATCCTCCTTAGCAATAGCCAGATGTCCGTCAAATACAAACCCACACCCCAGCAAGAAACTTTCGATGTGTGTAAGTACTCCAAGACTATCTCCATCATGCAGACTATCTCCATCATGCAGACAATCTGCATGAAACATAGATAGGTTTGATTGGATCACCACATCATCATCTACAAACTCCCGAATCAAAGTGAAATTTTCACCTTCCATTTATACCCCCTTCTCAATAGTAATGAACTCTGGAAAAGGCAGCTGTTTAAGAAGCTCGTCCATAAACTTATGCCATATAGGAAGTCTGTGATTCCTCCTATCAAAATAAATGTGTCGTAACGTCTGATAATTTGTACACACTATACGACGCTGTAGAAAAGACTCGGGGAGCATTTGTTTTACTTGCTCTACAGAGATATTGTATTTCTGTACCCCGTCAACCATATCACTTAGTGTGTTCTCGATGTTGTAGTAAGAATAGTCATTCTTGTCTACTTCAAAATCATCCATGGTCAATTCATTCTTTTTAATACGTGAAAGCATCTTGTGGACGCTACTTTCAGACATAGTAGTAGTGCCGATTTTATACGTATCCCATTCACTATACCAATACCTCGGCATAGTAAGATCGAGCCATACTGTAGCCATACGCATACTTTTCGAGTGTGAATCTCCCGATAAGATTAGCTTTTTCATAAGTTCTACATCATCCTTTGGTAAAAATTCTCCGTGGGACACTACAAGTTCCTTTCCGTTGGATTCACTATTAAATGATAATCGCATAGCTTCACAAGCTAAATCTATTCCACTATTTTTCCGTACGCACACTTCCACCCTCTACCTCCTCAATTAACTTGGTTAAATACGCCAACGCTTTCCGCAGGTCTCCCACAGGAGCTACTTTCTTCTCGTACCTCCAAATATACTTCTGCACATTACCCTTGAGATATCCGCAGAACGCCTCCGGCGTCATAGATGCCTTTATTGTATCCCAACACTGTACCCCATTCGCCGTGTAGTGATCTGGCTTATTCACAGGATCATGCTCAGAGTACAAAGGAAGTTTTACTGCATCTTCTGCTGCCTGTGCTAGAAGGAAGTCTTTACAAATTTGCACACTTAGTGGACTTGCTATATCTGAATCTGAAGCAGTCTTAGTACACGACTTATAACATGGACAAGCGGTATTCTCATCTTGTAAATAATCAGAATTACATTTTATTTCTGAGCATCGTCCCTCCTTTTTCACAATATACTTTGCTATCTCAATTGATGTCATCTAAATCCTCCAATAATGTATTTACTGCTCTACCAATTTGATGTTTACAGAACATCTCACACTTCCCGTTCTTGAGAGGCATCTCTGCAAACCACGACTGTCTATATGGATTTATTGTAGCGGTGTACCTATAGCAATCATGCTTCCTACCACAATCTATCCCTTTACACTTACTTATGTCTGCCATGATACCCCCTTTCTAAAACTCTTTACTATCCATTGATGAGTAGGTATGACACGTCGTTCTTCAAGTACCTCCCCTGCTATAATATCAGACATAATATCTATAGTTTGTGCAAGGGCTTTTGGTTCTTTATACTTGGCTATAATCTCTGCCAACCTACGTTCCTTCCTATCTACGGTCTCTTGCTTTAGTACTGGCATCAGGACACTCCAGATGATCCAAACCCCTTCTTACCCCGTAAGGTTTCTGCTATTTCTGTTACTTCCTCGGGTGTAAGAATAGGGATCATAAAAACAATTCCTTGTGCTATCTTATCTCCCTTAGTGATATGATAATGTCTATCTGAATTATTATAGAGTTTTACTTTTATCATACCTGTATAGGAGGCATCGACAATACCTGCATTGCTTGCTTCTATCCCATTGTTAAATGCAAGCCCTGACCTAGATTGCACAATGAGTACGGGTTTCTCTGTCTCTGTGACAAGAGACATACCATCCCAAGCCACTCCTGTTTCTACTATACAAAACCCTTCTCCCCAGATATTGTAATCATGTAGAGCATAAAGGTCTAATCCCGCATCCGTGATGCTATGCCCGTAGGTGGGCAGGATGGCATCAGGATGTAATTTCTTGAATCCTACGTTCATTTAGCACCTACTCAGGAAGAAAGCAAGTGCCTGCTTGCGATTAGAGAAGACCTCAACTGCATATCCTTGGACTTCCTCATTGATGGCTGCTTGCGCTGTTGTACATGTAGGTGAGTGTGCCCATTCTGTTCCTCCACTAAGGGTATAAAACGCATATGCGTTATCACGCCCTATAAGGATAGCTACACCATGATCTACATCATCATAGGACACATAAATCTTACTTTTATCATACACAATTTTGGCTGGTGCGTTAATGATTTCTTTGAGTTTTGTGATCTCCGCCCCAATAGCCCTAAGCCTCTTCATTGCTTCTTTCTTATCCATATCTTTGCCTCCTATTAATGTTCCTCCGTCAAGAGTATCTCCCTTGGCATATGTTCTGATTGTATCACCCATCGCATCAATTTCTACTAAACGTGAAAGACAGCACGCCACAGAATCGCATGTGTTACTATGGAAATATGGGGTGTCTGTATGATCATCTCTATCTAGTAAGACTATATCCCCCGTCTTGAAAAGATGCATTTGTCCATCAAGTACTTTCCACCGTCGCTGTGTTTTTTTCCCGCCAACATAAATAGACTTTCCTGATGCAAAATATCTCCACGATGATTCTTTCTTACCCATTGGTAATCTTCTCATACTCAACCTCCTTAATTTCCTTATCTATAGTATACACAACTATAGATAAGTTGTCAAGTGCCTACTCAGTCTATTACAAACATCTTACGCTGCTTTGACTCAGACTTTTTACCAGCATTCCATAGTTTCTCTGGACGGTAATATCCAACGATACGCGAATAAACTTCAGTCTCTTTCCCACATGTGGGACACGTTGGCTGTGATCCATTCAGATATCCGTGACTACTACATACAGAATAAGTTGGTGATATAGAAATGTAAGGAATCTTATAATTAGTACAGATTGTTTTAACTAACTCTCTACATGATTCCCAGTCTTTCACAGCCTCTCCAAGTAAAACATGAAATACAGTTCCTCCTGTATACTTTATTTGTAATGACTCTTGTCTATCAAGGGCATTAAATATGTCGGTTGTAAATCCTACAGGCAACTGTGTACTATTTGTATAGTATGGAGCATCCTCTCCTGCTGTTATTATCTCAGGATAGTTCTCTTTGTCATGTTTAGCAAGCCTGTATGAAGTACTTTCTGCTGGGGTAGCCTCAAGATTATACAGATTCCCTGTTTCCTCTTGAAACTTAATTAGCGTTTCCCGCATGTAATCGAGTACACGTTCAGCAAAGGTCTTACCTTTGTCAGTAGTGATATCTTCCCCAAACATATTTATACAAGCCTCGTTCATTCCTACCAATCCAATAGTAGAAAAATGATTACCAAATCCTCTAGGGAGATACCGTTTGATGTATGGGTATAGTCCGGCATTAAGTTGCTCGGTGATTACTCTGCGTTTAATCTCAAGACTATCTCTTGCTGTTTCCATGAGTTCTAGTAGTCTAACCATAAACATTTCTTCACTAGAGGCATATTTCTGTTTAGTCAAGTATGCAATTTGTGGGAGATTTATAGTTACTACCCCTATAGAGCCTGTAAATTCATCCGCACCAAAAAGACCACCTCCTCGTTTTCGGAGTTCTCGTTTATCAAGAGAGAGACGACAGCACATACTTCTTACGTCAGATGGATTTAGATCCGAATTAATGTAGTTCTGGAAATATGGCACCCCATATTTAGAAGTCATCTCAAACAGTAATTTACAGTTGGGACGCTCCCAGTTAAAATCCTTGGTAATATTATATGTTGGAATCGGATACAAGAATCCTCTTCCGTTTGCATCTCCTTTGATGTATTCCTCTATGAAAATACGATTAAGTCTGTCCATCTCTGGTTGGCACTCTCCATATGTAAAGTCCTGCGATTCTCCACCAATAATAGCGTCAAGGTCTTTCAGATCATTTGGACACACCCAGTCTATAGTAAGGTTTACAAAGGGCACCATGCTTGACCATCTGCTTGGAGTATTCACGCCAAACAAAAATGTCTGTAGGCATTGATGAATTTCTTTATCTGTCATAGCATCTGCTTTTACAAATGGTGCAAGATATGTATCGAACGAGCTTAGAGCTTGTGCGCCCGCAGCCTCATTCTGCATAATGCCTAAAAAATTAACCATCTGTTGCATAAGAGTGCTCAAGTGTTTAGCAGGGGCAGAAGTAATTCTATCACTAACCCCACCAAGCCCCTCTTGAATTAGTTGCTTTAACGACCACCCACAACAATATACCGCTAGCATAGATAAATCATGTATGTGTAAAGACGCTTCTTTGTGAGCATTCCTCACATGCTCGGGGTAAATATGATCCAACCAGTATCTTGCTGTCATTGCTCCAGCAGAATGCATAATCAATCCCCCAACAGAGTAACTAGAATTCGCATTCTCCTGTATTCGCCAATCAGATCGATCCAGATAAGAATTCATGGTATCCACCACAAATTCGCTCTCATTTTTTTGTTTCTTACTCATCGTTGTACTCCTTATATGTTTCTCTGGGAAAATTTATTCTTGCCCTATTCCCCAATAATTCAATTGCTTTCTTATCATAGGCACGTTTCTGTTCTTCTATAGACGGTTTCATCGTCCTACCTTCACAAATTTATACGTTTCACCATCAAATTCCACTATGGCCTCTCTCTGTGCTTTTTTCTTGTATGCGTCTATTATAGTCTGAGCACCATAAATAGCTCCTATAACAAAACTAAGCAAAACGCTTACTAATAGCAACATACTATTCTCCTTTCTCTGCAAGTGCTTTTTTCTTAAACAGCTCAAGCTCTGCACGAGTATTAAGTAGCTCCTGCGCCAGAAGAGGCACCATTGCAACATCTATATAGCTGTATTTAGGCAATGTACTAGCCATTTTCAACAACTCACCATTACTAAATTCTATCATAATAACCTCCTAGAGGGAAAAAGACTCCCTCAGTAGTTCAGACTGAGGGAGCTAGCACTTCACATCATGCCTCTAAACGATTACTTTACGAGAACAGTTTCCCGATCCAGAGCACTACGGCTCCCAAAGCGGCAATAACTGCCCCAACAAGGACAACTCCACCACTAATTGACTCTACCGTAATACCACATACGATAAGTACAGCCACAGACACAACAAACGCCACCGCAGCAACGGTCTTTACCGTCTTGTTAGCAAAGAATCCCTTAACCTTACTGTATCCCACAACAACTTCTTTCTCGTCCATAAAAGCCTCCTATATAGTGAAAGGGTAGTTAATTTATCACACCCTTATACAGAATGCAATAGATACCCTTCAACCCCCATGAAACACATAATGCCCACCAACTATCTCTGAATACCAATACATTATCCAGAAAATATGACAATTTGTCTGTATATATTCCATCATAGCCTCGCACCCCGACCAACCCCCAAGATGGACTTCAATTACATCTATAATCTTGTTTCTGGGGTAATCTGAGAAGGTTTTATACTTCTTAGTACGCCCACTACCACAATGGTTAAATTTCTTCTCAAGTAGAGCAAAAGCATCCTTTTCTGTCATACTATCCAATTTAGCCAATTCATCAAAGTCTTCCTGTTCTGGATATCCGTCGCTATCCATCATCTTCCTCCTCGTCTGTTCGCCACTCATCCATAAGATTATTATCACATTCAAAGAAATAAGGGCCCTCATAGCAAGGCATTCCTTCTTTTTCACAGGGTAAAGTGTTTATTGTGTGCCTCCTGTAATAAAAAACACGTTGTTTCCTATCACAAATACATCTCCCGTAATATTCCCGTATGTGTCGTAGAACGTGTAATGGTTTCCTTCTGATGTATATGTGTCAAAATGATACACTGTATATCCAGATAGGAAGCTACCATATGTAGCGGTATACTGAGACTGGTACACCATCTGTTGTGTATGCATAGCATCGCCACATGTTCTAACAACCATAACCAGAAATAATATGAACGCTACTATGATTACTACACCACAAATCTCACAGAGTATAGCCGAAAAACTTCCTCTTTTAGCCATATATACCTCCATTCAGGATTACTGCTACTATGTATACTACCATCAGGACAACAAAGAACGCAATACAAACACGCATAGATAGTTTCATACTCACCTCCTAGTAGAAAATCTCATCAAAATCATAATAATATGCTACTTTATAATCTACGCGATAACCCGTTTGCGGTTCAATCTGTACTCCATCTATACAAACTATAGCATGATTGCCATCTCCGCCATTAGCTACTTGCCTAGAATTATTATCTACTATTTGTAGCTGTCCTTTAATACTAAACTTAACATACATGATATCAAGGTACATAAGGGCAAATTCCTCACAATCCCCATATCCCAAAGCTATAGTCTTGCTCAAAGAGTTGACTATATTTTCACCCTCAGGGTCACTCTTATACACCATATGGGATCTAATCCACGGTATAACACATGCGCAGGTAGTAATACTAGAAAAATCGCCATAATAAATCTGCGTCTGGAGGTCTTCTTTATATGCTTTATCAGAAAATTCATCTGAATTCGGCATCTGACATCCCATGAAAGCAATCAAGACCATAAACAAACCAATAATTTTATTCATAAACTACCTCCTATCTAATAACCTAAATATACTACACAGAGGACAATATGTCAAGGGGTTTCTTTGTATTGTACCATAGCAGACTGGATAATCTCTTCTCTATCACATATAAGAGCATTTCCTTGCGTCCTCTTTCATATCGCTCGTGATAATTATTTCTGACATTACACCCCCCTTAAATTATGGCGATAACTCTCGCCTGAAAAATATCTGATAACCCCGGTTTGTGAAATACGATCTAACACGTCCGGCGTATTGCGGCATTGACCGCAACTTGCATCTTTACGACTGACAGTTTTTTGGTTTTCTTCTTTACCTTTTTCGGCTGTGATTTAATCATTCCGGTTCCTTGTTGAATATCCTTTCCCATAACCCTCGGGTTTTATATGCTTTTTTTATTGTTTCAATTTTGTCATCAATAACAGTTTTTATCTGTTCGCTTGTAAATATTTCCGTCTGTATCTCCCATCCGAAAGCAACGCGAGTTTCAGCCCAGCCGCCGCCTGATTTTAACGCATCTATTTTATCTTGTAATTTTTTTCTTTCCAATGAGTGTGCTTCATTAAATACATCAACTCTATTTTTCATATCTTCATAATCTTCAATCGAAATGGTAACTGTCCCGTTCATAGTTCGCCCCTTTGTTTCGCCTGTATTGTCACCCTTAGAGTATAGCACGATTTCGGGAAAGTACAACCGCGAAAGTGTATGCAAGTTTTATCACATCGTTCGGGAGGGCGTACCTTTGTTTTTGTTTCATCTGTTTCTTTAATAAAACAGCTTGAATTAACTAACATATTATTCATTGCTTTACTCCGGTCTACGCGGAAACGCTGGTAACTTACCTACACACTCCGCGCATTTTTTGGCGATACGGTTGTCGGCGTATTGCTGGATAAGTTGAGCCGCTTGCATATCAGCTCTTACATGAACCAAATCCCCGCCTGTACCAGAAATATGGGTAAATCTACGAATGCTTCGGGCAAGATTTACCGCATCCTCCTCTG